TAGAAGCAGCATATTTTTTTTGTCTAGTTTTATATGAATGATCTGTCAAAAGTTTAAAATCACTGATTAAATCAGTATCTAACATCCATTTTATTTGATGGGTGTCTTTAATTCCTGCGGACCATGTTGCAACAATCACTCTTGATTTTCCAACTTTCTTTAATATAGAATAAATTAAATCTATTAATGAAAATTCACCATTTGTTAAACCTAATATTCTACAATTAGGTTTTAGCCCTGTGATTACTAAATCACTATTATTATCTTTAAAAAGCCCTATTTCAGCTTTTTTAAACCTAAAATTACCAGTCATAATACTTAGTTTTTATGTTTACTGTAAAAATACAAATAATATTTTACATAAACAAATTTATTTTATGTTTTTATGTTATTTATAATTATTCTAAATAAAAAACTACATACTTCCTGCTTTTCGTTTTCCAACTAATCTAGCATAACCTGCTCCCGCAGCATCAATTTGATCTTTATACGTTGAATTTGGAAATAAACGAGCTTCTTCGATAAAATCACTATTCCATATACCATGCAATAACATTACATCCCCATTATTTACTTGCACTGAAAATGGGTCCGCTCTTGTAGCCTTATCTCCTCGTGGGCATTCCTTCTTACAAACATACCCATCTAAATTTCGTATTGTTGCCTCTGCGGATTCTTTCCCACCTGATCCGGGTTCTTGCTCAATCCATACAGTACAATCTAAACCATCAGCAATTGTTGTTGCTTTAATAATATCCTCTCTCTTATTAGTACCCCATTGCCCCCGTTTAATATCAAGGATGATATACCCACCATTTTTTCTTTTAGCTATCTTTACACCGGCGGTAAATGCACCACCACCTTCTGTTCCTGCCTTATCCCAATAACGAACAACAGAACTTATTGGGCCTGCTTGAGATAATGATTGAACGGTGTTTAATTTTTCAACTTTAAACATTCCACCTTCGGGGGGAGCTGGATCCTGTCCCATCTGCCCAGCGTACCCATATTGACCTAAATCAATTTTTAATTTATGCAAAACTTTATAAGACATTCTAACTGGATCCAATAAACCATTTACATATTTCTTAATGTATTTTTTTGGGCGAACTTTGTTTGTATAAGACCCTAATTCAGCGGGCAAACAAACTACATATAATTTCTTTCCTTTTTCTTTTTGCAACTTTAGCCAATAACCTGCGGGATCATCTGGATGAAGTCTTTGCATTACCATTATACCACATGCGCACTCTTTATTGATTGTTCTGGTAGATAATGTTTTTGAAATCCATCTTAAAGCCGTATTTCGTTTTACAATAGATGTACTTTCATCTGCACTTAATGGATCATCGAGAATATATATATGGCAGTGCATTCCTGTTAATGTTCCTCCAACCGAAGTTGAAAATCTTGCTCCTCCTAATAATACTCTTACCCTTTTAGTTTTTTTGTAGTATATTTTTTTAATTACTCTAAAATTTGACTTTGTGTCTTTGTCTGTCTTTAATCCCAACTCAGGGTACATTTCATGAAAATCATCTGACTTTAATAAATCCCTACATAGCTCTGCGGGCTCTAAAGCTAATGTTTTAGAATAAGATGCTGTTATTATCTTCATCCAATACCATCTTGTCCAACACCAAGCAGGAAACAATACACTACAGATAGATGTTTTACTTGTTCCCGGTGGCACATTAAATAATGCATCAAATAAAGCGGGTTCCTGATTACCTACTCTGGTAGCCATTCTCTGAAGAGTATCACACATTTCTTTTATATGCCAATTATCTATTAACGCCTCAGTACTTATTATACGCCAAAAATATTTAACGAATTCATATAGGCTCCTATTATTAATTTCCCTTTGAATAGATAATGGATCTGTTTCCATTACTTTTAATAATTTAGCTATATCACTCATTACCCTTATCCTTTATTAATTTAGGAAATAATATTTTAGCTGCTTTTAATTCTATATCGGTATAACCTGTTAAGTCCGGTTTATTAGTTAATTTAACAGCTTCCCCTTCTTTACCTGTTATTTCATTTCTTTTAGCAGATACCCACGGATCATCAAACGTTTTAGTTTTATTTGTTAATATAAATACTCCGGCTCCTGTATCTGGTGGATAATACTTTGTAATTGGAATCATAACAGGTTCTGTATATTGTTGTGTTAGTTTTCCTGTTTCCTCATCAAATACCTTTATTGTCTTTTTATCAAATCTTACATCTGGATGACTATATCCACAAGCATTTCTAAACATTGCATCTGCTACTTTGGCGGCACAATTTAAACGGCCTTCTTGTAGAGCATCTTCAAATTCTGGATAATCTTCTTTCCAATTGTAAATAGTTTGTTCAACTACCCCAAACGCTTTTGCAATAGATTGATTTGATAATCCTAATAAGGCTAATCTTGTTACATATCCTAAACCGTCAGGCATTATTTGCCATTTTTGTTTAGGACCTCTCTTTTTACCTTTCTTTTTTACTGGGTTTAATGCTTTTGGGCCTCTTTTCATAATAGTTCCCCTTTGTAATTATTTTTAGTTAAAAATAAAGGTCTTGGTTGAGATATACAACAAAAAAATACCAATCCCTACTAAGAATTGATATTAATATGTTGATATTTAATGTTTTACTTATATTGTAAGATTAATCTCGCCAACCTTCTTTTACTAATGCACTTTCTGTCGTATCAGAATTACGATCATTCCATTCCCACCTATACCAATCAATATCAAAATGGTATGCAGTACCCCATCCTTGCAATTTTAGAAAATCATATTTCTGCCATAATATCTATTTTTTAAAAAAATATGTTTTTAAATTGAGGTTCACTTTCAACAAAATTTTTAAATCCATCTATTTTAACAAATGAAAGACCTTCATTGTCTAATATAGTTACTACTTTTCTCCAAGTATTATTTACTCTATTGAAATTAGCAACAATGACTTCACGAGAAGAAGTTGGAGTTATGTTTTTTCCTAAATTTTTAAAACACAATTGCACCATTTTAGAACAGCTTTCATTAGCAGATGCAATTGTCATATCAGTATTTCTACCTATCTGTAATAATTCATCATCTAAGAACATTATAATCCTTTCATTTTAAATTTATTAAAAAACTAACCCTTTTTCCAGCATAAAAAATTAACCACATCTAATGAACTTTTTTCAAATAATTCTTTTTCAAAACTAGATAAAATCAATTACTCCATTGATAAATTTCTTCTTATCTTTCTAATTTTTCACAAAGAAAATTTATAAAAGAATTTATAGAAGATAATTGATCTTGCATTTCATCAGCATCAATTTCACCGTCATCTTTAGGAATATCATCTATAGTATATTGATTTATACTATTCCCTGTTTCCCTTTTATACTGTAAAAAAAATTTTGTTTTATTCATAATATTTTATTTATTTTATTTATTTCATTTTAAATTTATTAAAAAACTAATCTTTTTTTCAGCAGCCACAAAACTAAATCCTCTGGACTTTTTCCAAGTAAACAACCATCATCACAGCTAACTTCTCCACAGCATTCCTGTATTAAAGCAACCGTTTCTTGGGCTGTATAAACTTTAGGAATACATTTGTACCTTTCTTTATAAAATCGCTTTAAAGCAGATTGTATTGAGTCCGGTTTCATCCCTGAATACCAGCAAACAAAATCAAGTGTAAAGGGGGAACTAACTTTAAGAACTTTCTTTTCCAGTTCAGTCATTGCTTTTACAGCACATTTATATTCTGGATGTGTTTTTAAGTCTTTCAATGAATTTTGATTTCTTACTTGTTTTGAAATCATTTCCATTAAGAATCTATCTAAAATCTGTTCTTTATTTATCATCAGTTTTAAGATTTTATTTTCTATTATAATATTTCTTTAATTCAACGATAATGGTGATTGATTTCCCATCATATTTCCAACATAAGAAATCAACTACCTCTAATGAACTTTTTTCAAATAATTCTTTTTCAAAACTAGATAAAAGATTAATGATTTTTTGATATGCCCAATGCCTTTTTGTTATAATTTTACCCTTTCATTTCTGATAATTCTTGTTGTAATAATTTGATAGTCTTACCATGAAACTCATTTAAGTTTGCAAGCTGATCAATTACCATTTTAGAATGTTCCAGTTCACTCATATTTTTTGTTATAATATTATTTTCAAGTGTAATCTGATTTTCAATTTGTTGTTGTCGTAATGATTTTAAATATTTTTGTGATAGTTTTTCATAAAAATGAGACTGCTGAAATGGTTTTCCCATTAAATCACAAGCTTGCTCCACAGAAACTTCTTTCCCCCCCAATGCTTTTAATTCATCCTTTTGGTACCTATAAAGTAATCCCTTTTCACTAATACCAAGTAATGACCATTCATTATCCCCATCCTCAAAACAAAAAGGGCTTAAATCTAATAAATTTCGATCAAAAGTATGGGCACTTTTAAAATCTGCAAATAAATAATCAAATTGATCTTTATTTTGACAAGAAACCCCCCATAAAACTGGTTGAAAATCTACACTTTTACAAAAATCATAAAAAGAAATATCTATTAATTCTTCACATACTTTAGATTCTATATTAGAATAGGTCATACAATGGGTAAGGACAATTCCGGATAATTTTTTATTTTCTTTCCAACCATCCAAATGTTTTTGTGTAGAAGCATGTCTCCAATGTAAATCATTATCAAATCCATATTTTTCAATTTGATCCCACATCCAAGGCTCAGGAACTGCCACACGAAAATTTTTAGATTGAGATTTTTTTAATCCTTCAATTTTAGTGGTTAAAATATTACGTTCTTTCTCATAATCCATAATAGATTTTTCCACTTCTTTTGTTCTTTTATTTGCCATAATTTTACCAATTTAAAGTTTATAATGTTCAATCATTTATATTATACAGAAAATCTGCATTTATTTTTAAAATACTTTATAAATAAGAACTTAATAAGGGCCTACCTATTTCTAATCGCTGTAAAATGGTAATACTATTGGTAATATCAAAAGAATCTTCACGAGCCAACAAAGCATTTACTCTTAATATACCTATTTTCTTTTCTCGTCCTTCTGGATCTTGATTTAAACCAAACATATCTGTCACATGAGAAAATTTACGTTTATCCTCAGAAAAATTTCCTAATCCTAAAGTTGTTTGTATATATGAATTAGCATCTGTCTGTGTAGGAGCTACTGTACAAGCATTTGTTGTTTGGGATAATCTACGCAGTCCCTGCCAAATAACATTCTGTGATTGTCTAAAATCCATTTTAGGGGCAACAAGTAAATCTGCATAATCCACCAAAATTAAATCAGGGACCCACGCAGAGGATAGTTCCCAACCATTTAAAATCTGTTCTATTCTATCTACAGATAAAGTTCCATTTGCATGAGTACTTAATTTTAGCTGTCGTTTTGCTTGTACAAAAAACTTATCAATAGATTTAACAGCCTCCTGTTCTGTTAATTCATTTTTAACATTTATCTTTTCAAGCCATGGAGTTCCAATTTTCCGTTGTCGATAAGCTTTACAATTATGACAAGGTTTATAATCTGGTTCATTTTCATAGGCTTCTTTTAATTCATCAAAGGTAATTTCCTTTGTTAAATTCTGTTCCGTGTAAATATCATCAAATATCCCAAAATCACATTCCCTTTCTGCTTTATCGCATAAATCAAGTTGATTATAAATACAATCTTTAACAGGTAAATAAAAATCCCCGGTAAATTTCTTTTTATCAGATTTTTTGTTTAAATAAATTCCCATTCTTCTTAACTGCTGGGCCTCTGTCATATCCCCCGCCTGAAAGAAAGCCACCTTTTTTCCTTGTCTTACAGCCCTAAAGGCCATATCTAATAAAAAAAATGTTTTCCCTCTTTTCTCTGGGGCCATAATTCCCACTAAAGAACCTCTTGTTAAACTGCCATTAAGTAATTCACCAATGGCACCGGGATAATGGACCACATTTTGATAAGTCTGAGAAAAAGCCTCTTTAACTCTCTCAAGTGCCTTTGGAGAAGACATATCCAAAGAATCATCAACTTCATTGCTTAAAGCTTTATATTCAACAATTAATTCATTCGCTTCTTTAGTTTTTCCTTTCTCTTGTAATTCAGATATTTGTAAACTTAAAATACCTAAACGACGTTCACTAATCCATTTATTTGTTTTGGATAATAAATGGTTTACAGAAATTCCTTTAGCTATAAATTGATCGTTTAAATCAGGTAATATATCTTCCTCAATTTCTTCAGCTAACTCCTCAGATATTAGATCTTGTCTTACTTTATTTTCATAAATAAGTTTAATATCTGCCCCAATAGCAGTTTCATACTCTTCATAATATTCAAAACACCATTGAGCCAATGTTCTGGCTACAGAGGCCTCAAAGTAATATAATTCCAATAAGGGCTTAATCTGCTTTATATAGTCAGTACTTACTATTAAACCTATTATAATTTGTCTTTCCATTATACTTTATCTATCGTTGTTAAAACTATCTTAATATAATTATATTACTTTAAAAAATAATGCTTAAAAAGGGACTTACAATAAGAAAAATATATTAAGTTAATTCTAAACTATTATCTGGCAAAATATACGTCATAAATGAAGCCCTATCTGTATTCATATCTTTTAAATAAATCCAAATGGTAATTTCATCCGCATCAGACAAATCATTATAATTTTCATCTATATATTCATTTAACATTGCTAAAATTCCCGCTTTTGTTGGAATTCCTTTTTTTTCTAATTGTAATTTTACAGTTTTTCTGATAAAACTTTTATTCATAGAAATATCAGTTACTACGATTTCTTTATATTTTAATTCCATTATGATAAATTTAAGGTTTTTGAATCCGCTTTTATTCGTCTTGGTATTCTTTCATCATCCAAAGCATCTACAAGAGAATCAATGGAAAGATTAGATGTATATACCGTTTTTTTACAATCTTCATACCTATTATTAATTAAGGTATAAATTGTTTGATATACCCAATCCGACATACTTTGCGTTCCGATGTCATCAATAACAAGATAATCAAAGTTAGAATACTTTTTAATAATATCCCAATCACTAACAGAAGATGTACAATAAACGGCCCTAATTTCTAATAATAAATCATCTAAAGAAATAAAACAATATGTATGCAAAGTATTTTTAAGATAATCGGCATGCATCTGTGCTAATAGCATTTTACAAGCTCTTATGGTCTTGCCACAATTTACAATTCCAGCAATATAAGTACTTTTTGCAATTGTAGTACTTCCTGTAATTGATTCAAGCGTTAATATTTTTTGAATTCTCCGGGAAAAATACTGTTTAACCCGTTTTGGTTCAACTTTATTTTTCCATCTTAATTGTCTTTTTTCAATAGTTGTTGATTTCATAATATATATTTAAATGTTAGATATAATAGGTAATATTGATG